TGTATTTCCCGCATAGTTTTATACTATATGTGGTATGGATGCACTACACTTAGCAGAATATCTGTATAAAAGCATACGAGAGCGCGATGCTCGTCTTAAAGGCAAGCTCGCGGATGGTTCGATACAAGTCTTTGACGAGTATCGGTATATAGTGGGCGAAATACGCGGCATGGCCTACGTTGAGGAAGAACTCAAAGCCGCGATGAAAGGTATAGAGTACGCAGATGACTAAAAAGTTATTTGTGCCAGAGCACGTTGCACGCGCAGCGTCCAAGGCATCAGGGAAATCAGACCTCCCCACACCGATTGCTAACGCTTTCGGAAAAGGTACTGAAAACAAAAACGCAGACGATCCTTCTGAAATAAAAGAATCGTCATTAGAGCGATTGCCGCAGCCTACAGGCTATCGCGTCCTTATTATCCCTTACTATCCTAGCGAAAAGACTAAGGGCGGAATTATTGTCCCTGACTCTGTTCGCGAGCGTGAATCTTTTGCTACTGTTGCAGCTTACGTTGTGAAACTAGGCCCAGACGCATACAGTGACGCCCAGAAGTTCCCAAGTGGTCCTTGGTGTAAAGAGAAAGATTGGGTTCTTATAGGAAGATATAGTGGAAACAGGTTCAAAGTGGAAGGACTTGAGGTTCGTATTATAAATGACGATAATATTATCTCAACAATCCTTGACCCAAAGGACATTTCGTATGTATAAGCTAAGGGAGAGCAAGGAAAATGGCTATGTCTGAAGACATTCGCGAAGACGAAGAATTTGAAAACGGTACTTCCGTTGAGGTCGAAGACGACCAAGACGAAGATATTGAAATATCTTCCAGCGACGACGACGATGATGATGAAAGCCGAACAAATGTTCGGAAAAAATCTAAAGGTGATGATGAGCTAGAAAACTATAGCGAATCTGTCCAACGTAGAATTAATCAATTAACATCGAAACGTAAGCAAGCTTCTGAAGAAGCTCAAGCTGCGTATCAGTATGCTGACAAAATTCAAAAAGAAAACGAGTCTATGAAGGTTCGTCTGCAACAAGTTAGTGCAGGGTACAATTCAGAAGCCGAAGGTCGCTTAAAGGCTCAAGAAGCCCAAGCAACTCGTGCTTACGCTGAAGCAAGCGAAGCTGGCGATTATGATCGTGCGGCTAAAGCTCAACAGGCTCTTGCTCAGATTGCTGTAGCCAAAGACAAGGTTCGTTCTCAAAAAAGTCAACTTGAGCGTCAAGGTCAACAGCAGAACGCGCAAAGACAACAGCAAACTCAGGCTCCTCAGCAGCCTCAGCAACAGCAACAACAAGCGGCTCCCGCTCGTGATCGAAAACTAGATGGTTGGTTAGATAAGAATAGTTGGTTTGGAAGTGATCGCATCATGACGCGAACTGCTCAAGCTATTCACGAAACTCTAGTTTTGGAAGAGGACTACGATCCTACGTCAGACGATTACTATAAAGAAATCGATTCGCGTATGCGCAGGGAAATGCCTCAAAAATTTAATACAGGGAAACGGTCCAACGCTCAGACTGTAGCCCCGGCGTCCAGTGGACGGTCAGTAAAATCAGGGCGGAAGAAATCGGTTGAATTATCGCCGGGTCAAGTTGCGTTTGCGAAGAAAATGAGAATACCACTCGAAAAGTACGCGCGAGAAGTAGCTAAATTAGATAAACGGAGTGAACAAAATGGCAGATAGGACACCACGCGAGTCAGATACGCGGGAACGCCAAGAGCGTCCAACAGAATGGCGTCCGGGTTCTGCATTACAAGCACCCGAACCACCAATCGGTTATAAACACCGTTGGATACGCGAATCCGTAATGGAATTCGACGATAAGACTAACGTACACAAAAAACGGCAAGAAGGCTGGGACCTCGTTCGCGCTGAGGAATATCCCGATTATGTAGGCCCAACAGTAGACGAGGGACGTAACGCTGGCATCATTGGTGTTGGTGGTCTTGTTCTCGCTCGAATCCCCGTCGAAATGGCTGAACAGCGGAATAAACACTATCAAGGTGTAGCACAAAATCAAATGGACGCAGTGGATCGTGACTGGATGCGTGAAAACAACCCAGCCATGCCAAAACTGAGTCCCCAACGTAAATCATCCGTTTCCTTTGGACAAAAGGGACGCGGAAACTCTGAAGGAGAGTAAGCATGTCTAATCAAGACGCTTCTTTTGGCCTTCGTCCAATCAGAACGAGCACTAGCTCGCAGCGGCAAAACCGCTATCGTATTGTTACTACATACGACACATCAATCTTCCAAGGTGACATGGTTAAAGCCGTCACTGGTGGTCATATTGAGCGTGTTGTTGCTGGTGCAACCGATTTGATTTTAGGCGTATTTAATGGCTGTTCATATGTAGACGCTAGTGGAAACCAAGTGTTTTCAAATTACTGGCCTGCTGACACCGCTGGCACTGACATCTTTGCAAATATCATTGATGACCCTAGTGCTACCTTCGAAATCCAAGCAAATGCTGCTATGCCTATAGCAGACTTGTTCGGCAACTTCGATCTTGTAGACCAATCCCCAGTAGGAAGCACCACAAGTGGTATTTCTCGCATGGAGTTGGCAGTTTCAACTGGCGCGACTACTGCTGGCTTGGCACTCAAAGCAATCGACATTTCTCAAGACCCTGAGAACAGCGATGTTTCATCGGCAAATACTAACGTAGTTGTCAAAATCAATAACCACCTGTTCAGTGCTGGCACTGCGGGTCTAGCGTAAAGGAGACTAAGTTATGGCTATTTCACGTTCACAACTAGTCAAGGAGCTAGAACCGGGCCTCAATGCTCTGTTCGGTATGGAGTATGATCGCTACGAAGGCGAACATGCAGAAATCTTCGATACTGAAACTTCAGACCGTGCGTTTGAGGAAGAAGTTATGCTCGTCGGTTTTGGAAATGCTCCAACAAAATCAGAGGGTTCTGGCGTTGAGTTCGATAATGCAAACGAAGCCTACACTGCTCGTTACTCACACGAGACTGTAGCACTTGCATTCGCACTTACCGAAGAAGCAATTGAGGACAATCTTTATGATCGTCTTGGTGCTCGTTATACTAAAGCACTGGCCCGTTCTATGGCCCACACAAAGCAAGTAAAAGCTGCATCAGTATTGAACAACGCGTTCAATTCTAGCTTTACTGGTGGCGATGGCGTAGAACTTTGCTCAACTGCCCACCCACTCGCTGGTGGCGGTACTTTCCGCAATGAGCCATCAACCCCAGCAGACCTCAACGAAACTTCGTTGGAAAATGCTCTGATTGATATCTCAACCTTCGTGGATGAGCGCAATATGATCATTGCTCTTCGTGGTACTAAGATGATTATTCCACCACAACTGCAATTCATTGCAGATCGCTTGTTGGAATCGACTCTTCGTCCGGGTTCATCAGACAATGATGTAAACGCAACTAAAAACATGGGTATGGTTCCAGAGGGTTACACTGTTAACCACTTCTTGACTGACCCTGATGCGTTTTTCATCAAGACTGATGCTCCTAACGGTTTCAAACATTTTGAGCGTTCACCTATGCGCACAAACATGGAAGCCGACTTCGACACAGGCAACATGCGCTTTAAAGCTCGTGAGCGTTATAGCTTCGGCTTTAGCGACCCACGCGCTGTATTCGGTTCACCCGGAGCGTAACACGAACAAATGTTCTTGTTTGAGAGAGGGCGGTTTAACTGCCCTCTTTCTTTTTTTTTAATCTCGTGTATTATTCTCATATCCCTGACAGTCGCATGGTGCGGCTGACTTAACCCAAGACAGGAGATTCTTATGGGTAATTCTACTTTCAGCGGACCAGTGCGTTCGCAAAACGGTTTTGAAGATATCACAACCAACGCCACAACTGGCGCTATAACTACAAATTCCACATATAATAATGACGCTTCTATCGGCGGAAACCTTACAGTAGCTGGTTCTGTATTCTCTGGCGGAATGCCTACTTTAGGTGGCCTTACTGTAACGGCCAAAGCCACAGGCGCGACCATTTCATATGTTGCTGGAATTAACATCAACCCGTTCACAGGCGCAGCACAACAGGTTACTACTCTTCCAGCGGCGACAGTCGGTGTTGTGTGTATCCACGCTCAGTCAGTAGACACTACTGGTGGCACTGCTTTCCTGAGTTTTGATTGCGCGGGTAGCGATGCTTATGAGACAGGCAGCATTATAGAAAGCCGTACAAGCAGCGCGGTCACTTTTGATGCGTCCACGGCTGGTGAAACTTTGTTGAAATTCACTCCTGCTAACGCCGCGACGAACCTTATGAGTATTGGCTCGTATATCTATTTTACTTGCACAACAGCGGGTTTGTGGAATGTTTCGTATAACTTACAGCATCTCGGCGCGGGTACTACAGGTACGTTTGCTTTTGCAGCCTAATGTTTAATTTGGCGGGGTTAACGCCCCGCCTTCATTTATAGGAGGCCAAAATGGCAGGATCAGACGTAACCCCGGTC